TCACGCGACGCCCCGCAGCTCGGCGAACACCTCGTCCGGGATCAGGTCGTAGGCCTCGATCACCGTCGGGTCGAACTGCGTGCCCGAGGAGCGGTGGATCTCCTCGCGGGCGCGGCGCCAGTCGGTCGCCGCGCGGTAGGGGCGGTCGGAGGTCAGCGCGTCGAGCGCGTCCGCGACCGCGAAGACGCGCGCCGGCAGCGGGATCTCCTCGCCGGCGAGCCGGTCCGGGTAGCCGGTGCCGTCCCAGCGCTCGTGGTGATGGCGGACGATCAGCTTGCCCTCGCCGAGGAACTCGACGTCGCGCAGGATCTCGACGCCGACGACCGGGTGCCGCGCGATCTGCTCGCGCTCGCTGGCCGACAGCGAGCCGGGCTTGAAGAGGATCGAGTCAGGCACCGCGACCTTGCCGATGTCGTGCAGCAGGAAGCCGAACTCGATCTGCGGCGTCTCCTCGATCGCCAGGCCGATCGTGCGCGCCAGCTCCATGCCGTAGGCGGTGACGCGCTCGGCGTGGCGGCCGGTGTAGGAGTCGCGCGCCTCGACGGCGTTCGAGAGCGCGCGCACGGTCGCGCGGTAGGAGCGGCGCAGCTCCTGCGCGCGGGCGCGCTCCTGCTTGAAGATCTCGCGCAGGTCGGCCGCGTAGCGCTCGAGCTGATGCTGACGCGCCGCGGCCTCGCGCTCGGTCTGCCGCAGCCGCTCCCGCAGGCCTGTGACGGTCTCGGCATCCAAGGGGGTCAAGGTACCTCCCGCCGGGCCGCTCGCTGCATCTGCATCGCCTGCTTGAACGCGGTCGCCCCCGCCAGGGTTGCGCAGGTACGCGAAGCGGCCCGCCCGTTCATGCCGGTATCCAACCACCCGCCGGGCTAGCCTTGCGTCGCTCGCAACGCGGGCCGGTAGCTCAGCGGTTAGAGCAGCGGACTCATAATCCGTCGTGCGGTGGTTCGAATCCACCCCGGCCCATCCGCCGCTTCTCGCATGCGATGTCATGCGAGAAGCGGCGAGATCAGCGGCGCGCCGCGCCACGCCGCCGGTCCGCGCGTCCGCGAGTGGCCCGCCGCTTGCACGACGTCGCAGCCTCTCGCATTACGTCGCAGGCGCCTTCGTCGTCGCATTTTCGTCGCATCCACCCCCAGCCGCACACCCATGAGGAGACCCGCCCATGAGCCGGATCTACTTCCACGCGCCGCACCGCACCGCCGAGGTCCTCGGCACCGAGCGCCACCAGTTCGGGAACCTCTGCGAGAGCGTCGCGCTCGCCGTCCTGCGCCCGGACGCCAGCGGCCGCGAACGGCTGGCGCCCACCATCGTCAGCGCGCCCGACTGGCTCGTCGGCGCGCTCGACGACCGCGCCTGGTCCCGCTCGTTCGAAACGTGGATGCGCTCGACTTCCGACGGCGACTTCACGGTCGGCGGCGAGCGCATCGGGCACTTCGATCTGGCGCTGAACACGCTCGTCGCCACGCGCTCGCCCTCACTCGCGCTGATCGCGCACATCCACGGCTGGTGTGAGCTTCACGCGTTCTGCGACGACACGGACGCCGAGTGGCTCGCCGGCGTCGTCCGCGACGCGCTTGCCGAGAACGTCCTGCGCACCGGCGCCGGGTGGGAAGACGTCGCGCGCCTGTGCGACGAAGTCGCCGGCGACCAGCCGGGACCAATCGTCACGAGCTACAGCGTCTGCGACCGGTTCCCGAACCGCCGCCTCGCCGGCTACTGCGACACCGACGACGAGCTTGACGCCGACGCCGTCCAGCGCTGGGTCGACCTCACCGACGCTGAGCAATGGGCAGCTGCATGCGCCGGCCTCCGCGCGCGCGACTGGCCCATGCAGATCTCGGCCGCCGAGCAGACGCGCGGCTTCGCGACCGGCAAGAGCGCGTGGGATCTGATCGCCGACCTGCGCGACGCAGCCCGGTCCGTCTCGCCGAGCTGAGCCGCGTCATGGCCTCCGACGATGACCTTCGCAGTTCGGCTCGCCGTCGCGCTCGGCGCTGGAACGGAGTTCGACGACCTCATGCAGATGCGCGACCTGGTGCACGACACGCCGGACGCGCTGCTGCGAGAGGCGCTGACGTGGGCGCTAGAGGGGACTGGGACGGGCCGCATCCCCCGAAGTGGATGTGGCTCGATGGCTGGGATCTCCCCCACCGACGTTCCGGCCAGGCGCTGCGGAATCTGCAGGAAGCCAATCGCCGGAGGGCCGCGTGATCATCGACCTGTTCGCCGCCGCCGGCGGCTGGAGCGAGGGCCTGCGGATGCTCGGGCTCGTCGAGCTCGGGATCGAGATCGACGCTGACGCGTGCGCGACAGCGCGCGCTGCCGGCCACGAGCGGCTGCAGGCCAACGTGTCCGTGCTCAGCCCGCGCGACTTCGCGCCGTGCCAGGGCGTGATCGCGTCGCCGCCGTGCCCGACGTTCAGCGCGGCGGGGCGCGGCGCCGGCCGGCTGCTGACGGACGTGCTGATCGCCGCGATGCGTGACCTCGCCGCCGGGCGCGACACGCGCGCCGAGCGCCAGCAGGAAGCGTTCGAGGCGCTCGAGCCCGCAGGCGACTGGGCGCGGGAGGCTCGGGCGACCACGAAGCGTCGTCGGGCACGCGCCTGGTCGGGCCGGGCCGAGCGCCTCGCGCGACGCGAAGCGCGGCTTGCCCGCGCGCGACGCGATGCCGCCATGTCGATGCTCGTCGTCGAGCCGCTCCGCTGGGCGCTCGCGCTCCAGCCGGAGTGGATCGCGCTGGAGCAGGTCCCTGAGGTCCTGGCCTCGCGGACACGCGTCGTGCATCCGCCGGCGCCGACGCATCAGCGGTACCGGCCTGGCGAGCCCGCGCGGCACGAGTACACGCTGATGGGCGAGATCCTGCCGTGGGTCAGCATGGCGGAGGCGCTTGGCTGGGAGGAAGGGCCGGAGCCCGCGCCGTCGCCGACAGCCACACCCGTGGGCTGCCGGTGCGAGGGCGGTGTGGCCGGCTGGCTCCCGCACCGCAAGCCGGACGACAAGGCGGCGTACGTGGACGTCTGCCCGGCGCGCGCCGCGCTCGTGGTGCTCGCGTGACCGCGCGCGAGATGCTCGCCGCGCCGGTGTGGGCGCTGTTGGACTCGCCGGTGCTGGAGGGCGACTGCCTCGAGGTGCTGCGCTGGCTGCCTGACGGGGCGATCGACGCGATCGTGACCGACCCGCCGTACGGGATCGGGTTCATGGGCCACGAGTGGGACCAGCCGTCGGCTGAGCACGGGCCGGTGTCGTCTGGCCATCGCGGTTGCAACGTCAGCTTCGGCGGCCCACCGCATCCGGCAATGGAGGCTGGCCGCTACGACCTCAGCTCGACTGCGAACCGTCGCTTCCAGGCGTGGTGCGAGGCCTGGGCGCGCGAGTGCCTACGGGTCCTGAAGCCTGGCGGGCACATGGTGGTCTTCGGCTCGCCACGGACGTACCACCGCCTCGCTACCGGCGTCGAGGACGCGGGGTTCGAGATCCGCGACACGCTCGCCTGGATGTTCGGGAGCGGGTTCCCGAAGTCGCTGAACCTCGATGGCGAGTGGATGGGCTGGGGCACGGCGCTCAAGCCGGGCTACGAGCCGATCGTGCTCGCCCGCAAGCCGCTGAGCGGGACGGTCGCGGCTACGGTGCTGGAGCACGGGACGGGCGCGCTGAACATCGACGCGTGCCGGATCGATGGTGCCGAGCGGCCGGTCATGGTCCGCACCGCGACCGTCGTAGCCGCCAACGCGATGAGCGGTAAGAGCACTGGCGCGACCGCCAGCGGCGAGACTACGAACCTGGGCCGCTGGCCGGCAAACGTGCTGCTCGACGAGGCCGCGGGCGCGCTGCTGGACGCGGCTTCGGGCTCTCGCCCTTCGGGCTCCTACGGTGCTGCCGGCCAGGGCACCTACGGCGCGTTCGGGGAGCGCGAGACGGCCGCGATCGACGCGTCGACGGGCGGCGCGTCGCGGTTCTTCTACTCGGCGAAGGCGAGCACGGGCGAACGGAACGCCGGGCTCGACGGGCTGCCGGCCGCGGCGGCGCGCGTCACCCTGACGCCGACGTCGACGCTCGCGCACGCCCGCTCCGGCGGACAGCGCGTCGACGAGCGCGTCCCGGCGCCGGCGCCGCGCGCGAACGTGCACCCGACGGTCAAGCCGATCGAGCTGATGCGATGGCTGCTCCGGCTCGTCACGCCGCCCGGCGGCATCGTGCTCGATCCGTTCGCCGGCAGCGGAACGACGCTCTGCGCCGCCGCGCTCGAGGGGATCGACTGCATCGGCATCGAGCGCGAGCAGCAGTACGTCGAGATCGCTCGGGCGCGGCACGCGTTCTGGGCTGCGCAGCCGGCAGGGATCAGCGTCGAGGACGCGCTCGCCGGCGAGCGACTCCGGCGCGACATCGACGAGACCGGGCAGCTCGGTCTACTCGCTGGTGAGGCGGCGTGAGCGCCAACGATCTCTTCGGCTGGGCTCCGAGCGCCGTCTTCTCCCCGTGCCGGACGTGGCGCTACGTGCTCCGCCGCCGGTGGGCTGCCGAGCCGGCGCTGCTGGTCATCGGCCTGAATCCGTCGACCGCTGACGAGACGGTCGACGACCCGACGATCCGGCGGTGCGCCGGCTTCGCTCGCGAGCTCGGCTGCGGCGGCCTGACGATGGCCAACCTGTTCGCCTTCCGCGCGACGGACCCGGCCGCCATGAAGGCGGCGCCGAACCCCGTCGGCCCCGACAACGACGACTGGCTGGAGGCGCTCGCCGCCGAGCACGAGATCCGCGTTGCCGCGTGGGGCGTGCACGGCGCGCACCTCGGCCGCGCCGACGACGTCGTCGCCCGCGGCCTGCTCGGCGAGCTTCGCTGCTGGGGCACGACGGCCACCGGCCAGCCGCGGCATCCGCTGTACCTGCCGGCCAGCACGCCGCTGGTGCCGTTCGCGAGTGCGAGGGCTGCTGCATGAGCGCCTCGCCGAGGTCAATGCCGCGCGGCTGGCGCGATGTCCCGATGCCGTCCGGGATCGCGCGGCTGCCGCGCACGACGTCGGGCATCCCGGTCGGCTACGCGGTGTCGTGGTCGACTGAGAAGGTGCGGAAGGCGGCGGCGTGATGGGCACGCTGATCGAGCTCCGGCCGGCCCAAGAGGGGCGCTTCCTGACGAAGGACGAGACGGCGGCGCTGTTGCGGATGTCGCGGCGTTGGCCGACCACGATGACGGTGCCGGAAATCGCCGACGAATGCGGCTGCTCGATCCACGCGGTTCGCTACTCGATCCATGTGCTGCGAGCGCGCGGCGTCGAGCTGCCGCCCCGACATCCTGCGCGCGAGCAGGACTCGCCGGTCGCCGACAGGCTCGAGCAGATGTGGCGCGCCGGCATGAGCACCCCGGACATCGCCAACGAACTCGGCTGGTCGACCACCTCGGTCAGCAGCCGCGTCGCCCGCCTACGCCGTGACGGGCGAGACCTCCCGCACCGCCAGAGCATCGAGACACCAGCTCGACGCGGCAAGATCGTCGAGATGCGAGCCCGCGGTATGAGCATGACCGCGATCGGCCGCGAACTCGGCATCAGCCCACAGGCCGTCTCCAAGCACCTGCAGGCGATCACTGGCGACCGGGGGCGCGTCTCGCAAGACGCGTGAAGGGCGAGAGCCCTTGGCGTAGTTCCGCACGTTGTAGGGCTACGATCCACCAGGTGGACCTAGGAGCTACTCGGCCGCGCAACCTCCAGCTCGAGCGGTATATGACCGAGCGGGCGGCGCAGTCGGCCGGGCTGCTGCCCGCGCACGTCGGCTTGAGCGCACTCGCCAACGCGCGCGCGCTGCCCGGTGGCGTGCGCATCAACATGGACCACGACGGCGAGGGAATCGCCGAGGCGGCCGACGGTCGCAACTACTCGGTCTGGGGCATCGAACCGATCTACGAGGCCGCCGTCGCCGGCGACGAACGCGCCTCGAGCGCGATGGCCCTGCGCATGGGCGCGCTGCAGGGCTTCGTCATCGCCTACGCCAACCTCAAGCAGCTGACGGGATGAGCGCCGCAGCCGAGTGGGTGCTGCACGTGCCCGGTGATCCCGTGCCGTGGGCGCGCGCCGGCCGCCACGGCAAGCGCTACTACACCAAGCAGCCGGTCGCAGCTCACGTCGAGACCGTGCGGCAAGCGTGGAACGCCGCCGGCCGCCCGCGCGCCGACGACGACGACGCGCTCCTGCTCACGCTCGAGTTCGTCCTCGCGCACCCGGCCGGGCACTTCGGCACCGGCCGCAATGCGGGCACGCTCCGCGCGTCGGCACCGACGCTGCACCTGAGCAAGCCGGACATCGACAACCTCTGCAAGCTCCCGCTCGACGCGCTCACGGGCCACCTCTACCGCGACGACACGCAGGTGACCTCGATCACGGCGTCTAAGCGCTGGTGCGACCTCGACGAGCAGCCGCACACCACCATCGTCGTTCGCGAGGCGCCACCGAGGGGAAGCCCGCTTTCGCTCGCTGGGGAAAACACGCTTTCGGTGTAGCCGCAGACGTCACCATGTAGAGCTACGATCTACCCAAGTGGCGATCGACGCGACCGAGCAGGAACGGCTGATCATCATCCGCGAGACGCTCAGGCACTACCGCGAGTTCCGCGAACTCATGGCCTCCGACGCCATCGACTCGATCACCGCGTGCGGCGTGACGATCTCGCTCTGGGACCTCGACCGCCACCTGGACACTCTCTCGCCGCGCAAGCGAGAGGCGCTGACGCTGAACATCATCCTCGACCTCAGCCAGCGCGAGGCGGCACGACGAATGCGCGTGTCCGTCCCGACCGTCGGCATGTACGTGCGCGCGGCGTGCGCCCAGATCGCGCGCCGGTACTTCGCCGACGACGACCCCAAGTTCCCACCAACAGGGAGCAACGCAAAGACGTCCGTGGAGGCCCGAGGGCGTCCCGATCCGAAGCCGGCAGCGCCGTGAGCGCACCTGCCGGCGAGAGCATCGGGCGGGCGGCCGGAGCCCACATGACCGGCCAGCGCCAAGACGGACCGAGCCACGCTCCCGCACGCATGCAGCATCCCCGCGCCGCTCACGGCGGCGCGGGGCTCAACCTTGACGGCGCGCCCGACGATCTCGAGCGCGCGGCCGACGAGCTGCTCCGCGAGCACGGATCACGCGAGGTCTGCCCCGAGTGCGGCAGCGACGGCGCGCCGACGGGGGAGACAGCCGACGTCGCCCAGGACCACCACGACGACGCAGGCCGCCAGCTCGTCATCACCTTCGAGCGCCGCGCGTGCGCCGCCGGCCACAGCTGGTGGGCCGGCAGCGGACGCCGCGGCGGGATCACGACGGGCGATCACCCCGTCCTGCTCGACGAGCACCTGCGCGATCGGACGTCCCGCGAGGTCTACACCGCCGCCGGCACGCCCGACCCCGGCATCACCCGCGGCATGTTCTGGCGGACGCACCCCGAGGGACGGCGCGCGTCGACGCCCGAACAACGTCAGCAGAGCGGCGCCGGGTTCTACGCGTGAGCGACTGGGACGGCCCATCGCAGCTCGCGCGCGCCGCCGAGATGCGCGACCGGCCGTTCCAGCCGCCGGCCCGGCAGCCGCAGCAGCGCACCGGGCCGATGATCCCGATCGTCTGGCCTGACGGCGTCGTCGGCAAGGCACGCATCGGCGAGCACGGAGACACAGCGTCGGCGCGCCGACGCGGCAGCACCGCCAAGGTGACGCTACTCGTGCGCTGGATCGCGCCGCCGCGGCGCGTGACCGCCGCCGACCTCGCCGCTTCGGTCGCCTCGATCGACGCCGCCCGCGCCGCGCTCGACGCCGCGATCGCCGAGCGCGACGACATCATCCGCGCCGGCGTCGCCGACGGCTGGACGCTCGCCGCTCTCGGCGACCAACTCGGCCTCACGCGCCAGCGCGTCGGCCAGATCGCGAGCACCTGATGCCACGAGGCTACGTCTGCGGCTGCGGCCGAATCTCCAACGGGCCGGTCTGCCCCGAGTGCGGCCTCGCGCGCGCCCAGCGCAACGCCGCGAGCTACTACCGCACGCCGGCATGGCGCCGCCTGGCGCACCAGTGCAAGGAACGCGACGGCTTCTGCTGCGTCGCCTGCGGCTCGCGTAACCGGCTCTTCGCGCACCACATCGAGGCGCGCCCCGTCGGCGCGCCCTACAGCGAACTCGACCGCCCAGGCAACCTCTGCACGCTCTGCCATAGCTGCCACAGCGCGGTCGAGGCGTCCCGCCGCGCCGGCAACGACAACACCGCGCTGATCCGCCTCACACGCTCGCTCGCCTACTAATCGCCCGCGTCCGGCCACGGAGTAGATGGAGGCGCTCGCCTCCGTCCAAGTCAGTGGAGGCCGCCAATGAGTCAGCAGCAGGAAGCGCTCGTGCAACGCATCGAGCGGGAGTGGAACTCCATCCGAGGCCGCATCCTCGGCCTCATCGAATCCTGGGGGCTGCCCGACACCCAGGAAGCCGGCGCGAAGCAGGCGTTCAAGGCGCTGGCGTCGACCGCGCAGGACCGCATGACGCAACTCGTCAGCGACGACGGGCTGCGCACCGCGCTGAACACGGTCACGCAGGGCATCGACGCGCTCACGCGCTTCCGGGACGGGATCGCCGACGAGCGCGCCGCCGCCGACGCGATCGACCGGCCCGCCTACGGCTTCGCGCTCTCGCTCGCCGACGAGCGCCTGGCCGAACTCCGCACCGAGCTCGCCGACCTCCAGCACCTCGAGCGCGTGCAGGCATCGCTCGGCCGGGCCGAGCGATGACGATCTCCATCTTCATCGCTCTCGTGATCGCGCTGGTCGCCGCGATGGCGGCCGAGAAAGAGGACAGCGACAACCTCGCCGAGGCGCTGCGGCTCCTCGCCAACGCCACTGATCCCGAGAACGCGGCCGACTGGGAAGAAGCACGTAAGGCGGGCTGGAAGTTCATCACCGAACGCGGGCAGGAAGTGCGATGAAGGCGCTCGTCATCGGCCTCGGCCGCATGGGCACCTTCCACGCCCGCGCGCTCGCGAGCACGGGCTACGACGTCGAGACCGTCGACCCCGACCCCGCAGCTGGCGCCAACCACGCGAGCCTGCCGCGCGGCCAGCGGCACTACTCGGCGATCGCCATCGCGACGCCGATCGAGCACCTCGCGCCGACCGCGGCGCGCGTCGTGCGCTGGACGAACAACCTGCTCGTCGAGAAGCCGATGGCCTCGAGCATCGCGGAGGCGCGCGAGCTCGTCGCCGCGCTCGAGGGTCGCACGATCGCGGTCGGCTACGTCGAGCGCTTCAACCCGCAGGTCCTCGCGCTGCGCGAGCGGGTGGCGCTCGCCGGCGTCACGGTCCGCCAGGCGAGGTTCGTGCGCCACAACACGCGGCCGACGCCAAGCGTCCCGCTCGACCTCGAGAGCCACGACCGCGACCTGGCGCGCTTTCTCGGCGTCGGCGAGCACGCGCTCTTCGACGCGCGCGGCGGCGCCTCCGAGATGCGCCGCGAGATCCACCTCGAGGTCGAGACGCCGACCGGTGAGCTCGTCAACGCCTTCACGGACCTGACCGCGCACGCCACCAGCCCACTCCACGCGCAGTGGCGCGCGCTTCTCGATGGCGACGGGGGCTACGCAACGGCCGCCGACGCCGTCGCCGTGCTCGAGGATCTCGCGCTGCCGGCGGCGGTCGCGTGAGGGTCCTCGTCCTCGGCGCGGGCGGCCCGGCCGGCTGGAACTTCGCCCACGCGCTCGGCGCCGACCGCGACATCGAGGTCATCGGCGCCGACGTCGATCCGATCATGCTCGAGCTCGCCGCGACCAACGAGACGCTCGTGCTGCCGCCCGTCACGTCGCGCCCCGCCGCGCTGCTCAACCACATCATCCGCTCACGGAGTATCGACGTCGTGCACGCCCAGCCCGACGCCGAAGTCCGGTGGCTCGCCGAGCACGACCACGAGATCGGCGCCGCGACCCTGCTGCCGTCGCTCGATGCGATCGACATCTGCGCCGACAAGCTCGCGACCGCGCTGGCCCTCGGCCGGGAGCTCGCGCCGCGCTCCTACGGCGCCTCCGCCGCCGCGCTCGACCGGCTCGGCGGCGAGGCATGGATGCGGCTCCGTAGCGGCGCCGGGTCGATGGGCGCCCTGCCCGTCCGCTCGCATGCCGTCATGAACGCCTGGATCGAGCACTGGCACCACGAACGCGGCGTCACCGCCGCCGAGTGGATGCTCGCCGAGATCCTGCCCGGCCGGGACCTGTCGTGGACGGGCGTGTTCGTCGATGGCGAGCTGCAGGCCAGCGCGACCAAGGAGCGGATGCGGCTCATGGGCGCCGAGCGCTCGCCGGCCAACGTCGCGAGCACCGCGACCGTCCAGCGTATCGTCCGTCGCCCCGACGTGCACACGCGCTGCTGCGATGCCGTCCAGCTGATCGACACGGCCGCGAACGGCGTGTGGATGATCGACCTCCGCGAGGATCACGCCGGCCGCCCGCGGATCACGGAGATCAACTGCGGCCGATTCGGCACCACGTCGCTGTTCTGGCACGAGACGCGTCGGCTGCGTTGGAGCCTGCCGCGCCTCTACGTCGAGCTCGCCGCAGGTGGCCGTCTCGACGGCGCGCCCGTCGTCGACGCGTGCCAGACGGGCGCGATGTGGCTCCGCCAGCCCGACATGGGCTGCATCCTCAAGGGCGCGCGAGCCGGCGCCGCGCGCCGCGACGTCGTCGCCGAGCTGATCCGCGACCTGCAACCCCAGGGGCTGGAGAGTCTCCGCGATGGCGTCTGACCCGAACCTGTCGCCAGGGCGCCTGGTCTGGCTCACAGGGGCACTATGCGCGGGCGATGCGATCTTCTGCGGGCTGGACTTCGGCGTCGCGGCCTACGGGATCGCCGCGCGGCTCGTCATCATCGCTGCGCCGTCGCTCTGGTGTTCATCGGTCGCACTCCTCCGGCTGACGCGGGGGCGGCCGGAGCGCCGCATCCATATTGGGCGCCATACACGGGTCCTCGCGGCGCGGCCCAGCAGCCTGAAGATGTTCGCGATCGCGCTGACGTTGTGGCGGCGCCGGTGACGTCGCCGCGCGTCATCGGGCTGCTGTCCTGGTACGAGGAGCTGCCCGAGTTCCTCGTGACCGCGATCAGCAGCGCCGCGCCGCTGCTCGACCACCTGGTCGCCGTCGACGGCCGCTACGCGCACTTCGCGCCCGGCGCCGCGCCGGCCTCAGACCCGGAGCAAATCGCCGCGATCGTGCACACCTGCCGCGACAACGGCATCGGCCTCACGCTGCATGTCCCGACCGAACCGTGGCCGACCGAGATCGCGAAGCGCTCCGCCATGTTCGCGATCGCCGAACCGCTCGCCGAGATTGGCCGCTCCTGGTACTGGGTGATCGACGGAGACGAGTTCACCACGTCGATCGACGTCACCAAACCCGAGCTGCTCGAGCTCGAGCAGGACGCCGCGACCGTGCGGTTCATCGACACCGCCGAGCAGGCGGACATCCGACTCCGCTGTCTGTTCCGCGCGCTCCCAGGGCTGCGCGTCGGCCCGACCAACCACTACACCTTCGCGACGCCCGACCGCGTGCTGTGGGGCCGCGGCGAGGTGCCGGCCGCCGATCTGCGAGTCGTGATGCAGCACGCGAACCACATGCGCGCGGCAGCGCGCCGCGCCGCCGGCCAGACCTACTACGGCGTCCGCGCCGAGCTCGGCCTCGAGCTAGGCAAGTGCGAGAGCTGCGGCGAGGCGACCGCGGCACGCCAACTGCCCGTGCGCTGGCGCCGGACGAACGGCCGCCTCGCCGGCGAGTTCGGCGAGTTCTGCCTGGACTGCGTGCACTCCGTCCGGCGCCGCAACCGGCAGGTCCTCGCCGGCTACGGGCTCGACGAGGGGATCACCGTCTGGCTCAACGCGCAGAGCTTCACGCTGCGCGACCTCTACTGGAACTGGTCGCGCACGCTCATCGACGCAGGCTGGACGATCCCGCCGAAGACCGCCCAGCGCTACGACGCGCTGCTCGAGCGCGGCGCACACCAGCGCGCCGGCGGTCTCGTCGAGCGGTACCGACCGGGAGCCCCGGCGGCGTGAGGCCGCGGCGAACGCCAGGCTCCAACACGGGTCTTCCGGTGTCCCGGCGGAACCGACGCAGCGAGCGCCGCCGTGAGCACGATGGCGACGCCGCGCCTCATCGCTCCAACTCCAGCTGCAGCGCGCCGTTGATGGATCGCGTCACCGTGTACCAGCGGACCGTGGCCATGCGGTGATGGTGACGGACGTAGACGCGCCGTGCCTTCACGCTGACGCCGATGATGCGGTGGTCACGGCCGGTCGTCTGCGCCGTCCACGTCTCGACGTGCCACGCGCGACCAACGCGTGCGGCGACGGCGCGGCGCGCCTCGACCTTCGTCAGCGCCGGGAGCTTGGACGGCGGCGGCAGCAGATCGGGCGCGCCCGCCGGCGCCGGCGCAGCGACGGGCGCGGCGACGACGGGAGCAGGCGCGGGGTCGGTGGCGGCCGGCACCGCCGCCGTCTCGGCGAGCGCCTCAGGGGCGCTGTCGCACGGCGTGTAGTAGAGGCCCGGCACGCCGGGCCCGCCGGACCAGAGCGGGTTGCCGGGCTCGGTCGAGTGCCACCCGTCGCCGCGCACGAGGTGCAGCCGCTCGTGAACGTAGACCGGGCAGAAGTCCGACCAGCGGTGCGAGTTGCTCTCGGCCATCGAGATGTTGCAGGCCTCCGGCCACGCGAGCCCACCGACCGGCCCGTCGCCGGCCGTCGCCATGCTGGCGTCGGTGTCGAAGCCGAGGATCGTGCCTCGATAGCAGTGGTCATCCCATCCTTGGCTCCGCGCGAAGTCGAGCGCGAGTGCCTCGGCGTCAGCCTGCCACTGCGCGGGCACGCCCGCATCGACCGGCACGAGCTCGGCGAACCGCGGGTAGGCGACCTGATCTCGCGCTTCGGCGCGCGACGACCAACCGAGTGCGAGCACGATGGCGGCAGTGATGAGAAGAACACGGTGCATGGTGCACATCCTCTCATCGGTTCCATCGTAGATGAAGTCCGTAGGCTGACGGCGAGGCCCGGCATTGCGCTCCGCAGCGCGGTTCCCGCGCGCACTCGCGCGCGCGAGGCGACGCCGCAGCGTGTCGGCGGGCTGACAAGCAGCGGCGCGCGGCCGCCTCGCGGCCGGCGCGCGGGCCGGTTCTTTAAGGCGGCGCGCCCAGACCTAGAGCGCGCCCTGCGATTTTGCACAGACGCCGCGGCAGCCGTTTTTTTCGGCGGCGCGCGGTGCCTAACGGGTGATGCCGCTGAGTGGGGCCCAGGCCGCCCGTGCACACGCCGAGGAGCTCGACGACGAGGTAGACGCTCCAGATGAGCCATATCCCGTCCCCGCAGGGCTGGAGATGGCCGCAGAGGCGTGGCACGCGACGATCGAGGCGCTCGAGGAGCAGGACACGTTCCAGGTGAGCGACCTGCCGCTCATCGCGCGCTACGTCCAGGCCATCTTGACGGCGTCGCGTGCTCGCTCGGCGACGGGCGGGAAGCTCTTCGCCGTCGGGTCGATGGGGCAGGAGATCATCCACCCGGGCATCAAGCTCGCGCGTGACTGCGACCAGGACGCTGATCGCTACGCCACACGGCTGCTGCTGACGCCCGAGGCGCGTGTCCGCGCGAAGGTCGGTGTCAGGGACGACGATCCCGACCTCGGCGACCTGCTCGCCGACCCGCCCGACGAGGCGCCTGCCTGATGCTCGGCGACTTCGCGTACAGCGCGCAGCGCGAGTCGTACCCCGCAGCGGTCACCGCGCAGGTCCGACGGTTCCGACGGTTCGCGGCGCTGTGCGGCGTCGAGCTCGAGCCGTTCCAGCTGCTGATCATGGCCGAGTTCTTCAGCGGCCGCCGCGAGCTGATCGTGCTCCTGCCCCGCGGCAACGGCAAGACGACGCTGTACGCGCTCGTCGCGCTGTGGACGATGCTCACCGTCGAGCGCGGCGACGTCTACATCGCCGCCAGCACGGCTCGGCAGGCCGGGATCATGTGGAAGGAGGCGCGGCGGCTCGCGCAGCACAACCCGTCGATCTCCAAGCTCGTCAAGTACCGCCACAACTACCTGGCGACGCGGCGCGAGGGCGGCGGATCGATCACCGTCGTCGCCTCCGACAACAAGGGCAAGAACCACGGGCTCCTCGGCGGCGTGCTGTTCCTCGTCGACGAGCTGCACGCGCACGTCAACAACGACACCTACCTCGCGTTCCGGACCGCTCTCGGCAAGCGGCCCGACGCGCAGATGGTCGTCATCTCGACGTCGGGCATGCGCCTGGCGGGCACGCTCTTCGATCTGCGGCGCGAGGCCGCGAAGCTGCCCGTCGTCGCGCACGTCGACACGCTCACGCACACGCTCGACGCATCCGGCCGTGTGTCGTTCCTCGAGTGGGCGCTCCCGCAGGACACCGACCCGAACACGATCACCGCCGACGACCTCAAGCGCGCGAACCCGGCGACGTTCGTCAGCGTCGAGTTCCTGCAGGAGCAGCTCGACGCGCCCGGGCTGCGGCCGGAGGAGGTCGCCTGCTTCCACGCCTGCGTCTGGGCGCGGACCGCCAAGAGCTGGCTCGCGCCGGGCGCATGGCAGCGATGCCACGAGCCGGGCGCCGAGATCCCGCTCGGCGCCAGCGTCTGGGGAGGCCTCGACATCGGCGTCTACCAGGACAGCAGCGCGCTCGTCCTGCTGCATGAGCGCGCTGACGGCCGGGTCGTGCCGAAGGCGCAGATCTGGACGCCGCCGGGCGACGGGTCGCCGATCGATCTCGGCGAGGTACTCGCGGCGGTCCGGCAGGCGCGGCACGACTACGACCTGCAGGGGCTCGTGATCGACCGCTGGAACATGGAGTACCAAGCGCAGCTCCTCGACTCCGAGGGCCTCCTCGTGGTCGACCACCCGATGCGCGACATGGCCAGCGCGTCGCAGATGACCTACGAGGCGATCAACACTGCCGTGTTCGCGCACGACGGCGACCCCGAACTCACGGCGCACGTCGCCGCCGGCGTCACCGTCCACACGGCCGGCGGCTGGAAGCTGACCAAGGCCTCGCGCAAGCTGGTCGACCAGATCGACGCGCTGATCGCGCTCGCGATCACGTACCGCGTCATGCGCCTCAACGGCGGCACAACCGCGAGCGTCGACGTCTTCTCGATCTGACCTAACTCCGAGCCGGTCCCGGCGCCGGAATGGATGGTGCATGACCTCCTGCTGCTGCTCGCCTTCGCCGTCGGCTGCCTGCTGATCGCCGCGGGCGTCTGGCTGATCTTCGTCCCGGCAGGGCTGATCGTCGCCGGCGCGCTCGTGCTCGCCGTCGCACTGCAGCTGGCGCGCACCGGACCGGAGGCGCCGGCCGGCGCCACAGACGACGACGCAGGAGCACACGACCAATGAAGGCACTGCACCTCGGCGACACCGGCAAGGAGGTCACGCACCTCCAGCGCGCCTACAACAAGCACGGCGCCGCCGCGCGCGGCATGCCGCGCCTGAAGGTCGACGGCGTCTACGGCGCCGAGACCGACAAGGCAAGCTCGCGCCTCTCCCGCGCCCTCGGCGCGCTCGAGCAGACGGTCCAGCAGCCCGGCACGTCGATCGGCGAGCAGCGGATCATGCGCTGGCCGACCTCGCGCAACCCCGCGCAGCTCGCGCGAGCGCGGTCCCGCAAGCAGCAGGCCGCGGCGCAGGCGAAGCGCGCGGCCGCGTCGACGGCGATCGTCTCCGGCAACAAGGTGACCGGCGGCACGCTGGCCGAGCGCATCGTCGCCGCGGCGCGCCACGCGCTCTTCCTCGACGACACCGGCCAGCGCCCCTCGTTCTACTCGCAGTCCGGCGCCTGGACGGTCGCGCGCGCCATCACCGGGGAGAAGCCCGGCGAGCGGTCGGACTGCTCGCAGCACGTCACCGGCATCTCCTGGTCCGCCGGAGCGAAGGACCCGAACGGGCAGGCGTTCAACGGCGGCTACACCGGCACCCTGGCGAACACCTGCACCCGCCTCAGCGGGCCCGAGGATGGCTGCCTCGTCATCTGGGACCCCTACGGCCCTGAGGGGCACGTGGCGACCGTCGAGGACGCCTCCGAGGGCCTGTGCATCGGCCACGGCTCCAAGCACGTGGTCCGCCACTCGATCTCCGACTTCGCCTACAAGGGCGCGCCGGGCTACTACCGCGTGCCGGCCTGAGGAGCCACGACCGTGAAGACCATCGGCATCTCCAACAAGCTCCTGAACACGATCTACGGCGCCGCCGGCGCGCAGATCATCGCCCTGCTCGTCGTGCTCGCCTCGACCGGGCACTTCGACCGCGTACAGGGCGCGCAGACCCTCGGGCTCATCGTCACCGCCGTGCTCGGGCTCGTCACCAACAAGATCCTGAGGCCGCTGATCGTCCTCGGCGGCGCGCAGCTCGTCGCACTCCTGGTCGTGCTCGTCGCGACCGGCCAGTTCGACCGCGCGGCATGGGCGCAGCTCGGCGGCGTGCTCCTCACCGCGCTGTTCGGCGGCCTGTTCGGCTACCGCGCAGCGCCTGACACGGTCAGATACGTGCCCATCGCTGGCGCCAAGCTGCTGCAGCCGATCGACGTGCCGGCCGGAGCGCTCGGCGCGCTGCCGCCGATCCCGGACGCGGCGTATCCGCCCGGCGCCACGCCGCTGCCGGTCAACCCGCAGGCCGAGCGCTCGAACCCGCACATGAAGCGTCTGCCGTATGGCACCGCGACGCCGGGAGAGACCGCCGCGACGCCCGACGGGCTGCCAGCCGACGCCGCCTCGGAGGACGCGCCCGCGCCGCCGGCGCCCGAGGCCGGGCCGGCGGACCCAGCGGCGCCGCCGCCAGCAGCGGCGTAGGGCGCGAGGGCGACGGGGGATAGGGCATGACCTCGCTGATCCGCCGCATCGCGGGCGAGCGCCGGTCGACGCTCTCGAACCCGTCGTACGGGCTCCTGGAGGCGCTGAGCAGCTTCGGGCCGACGTATACCGGCAAGCCGGTCACGCCGCGCACGTCGCTGAGCCTCGTCGCGGTCTACAGCTGCATCAACCTCCTCAGCACGACCGTCGGCTCGTTGCCGCTGCAGCTCTGCGACCGCACGGTGAGCCGGGCGACCCGCGTCGTCGCCGGTCCGACCGCTGATCTGCTGAGCCGGGAGGCCAACCCGGAGCTTCCGGCCGGTGAGCTGTGGGAGCTCGCGATGGTCCACCTGCTCACGCACGGCAACGCGTTCATCTACAAGGAGCGCGACTCGTTCGGGCGGGTCAGCGCTCTGTGGCCGATCCTGCCGGGGCGCGTGAAGGTCGGCCGAGACCCGGTCAGCAAGCAGAAGGTTTTCAGCGTCCAGAATCCGCAGGCGGGCGGCGTCGCCGCCGGCTCGACGCGCGACATCCTGCACATTCGTGGCATGGGGGTCGACGGGCTCGTCGGCCTCTCGCCGATCGAGTGCGCGCGGCAGGCGCTCGCGATCTACGCCGCGCACGAGGAGTACCAGGGGCGCTATTACCGAAATAACGCCGCGCCCGGCGGGTTCATCGGTCTGCCGCCGGGCAAGAAGCTTGACGCCGATGGCGTCAAGCAGCTGAAGGCGAACTGGGACAGCGCGCATCGGGGCCTCGATGCCGCCGGCAAGATCGGCGTGTTGATGGACGGGCAGGAGTTCACGCCGATCCCGGTGTCGCTCGCCGACCAGCAGTTCATCGACCAGCAGCACTTCTCGATCAGCCAGGTCTGCAACCTGTTCCGTGTCCCGCAGTGGATGCTCGGCGAGGCGAGCGGCGACTCGTTGACCTACGCCAACGTCGAGCAGACCGGTGATTTCTACGCCACGTACAGCGTGTCGCCGTGGTGCGTGCGCTTCGAGCGGTCGCTGCTCGCCGACGGCGACATCCTCACGAAGCCCGAGCTGTACACGCGGTTCCTACTCGACGAGCTCTTCCGGGCCGACCTCAAGAGCCGCTTCGAGGCGCACGCGATCGCGGTCGACAAGGGCATCAAGAGCCGCTCGGAGATCCGCGAGCAGGAGGACCTCGACCCGACGACGGACGTGCCCGACTTCGGGCCGCTCGTCGACCCCAACAAGGCGTCCACGCCGGCTACTCGCTAACGGGCCACTCCGACCGAGGAAGGTACAGATGCCCGAGTCGATCATCATCGAGCGCCCGAGCGGCCTGCAGATCCCCGAGCGCCGCGCGCTGACCGCGCGGTTCATCGACCCGCCGGAGATCCGCGACGGCGAGACCGGCGACGGCAGCTACACCTTCATCGGGCACGCCGCCGTCTGGAACCGCCTCAGCGTCGACCTCGGCGGCTTCCGCGAGCGCATCACCCGCGGCGCATTCACCGCCGTACTCGACGACCCGCTGCTCGACGTCACCCTCGTCGCCGACCACGGCATGGGCGCGCTGACGACCGTCGCGAGCACGCGCGGGAAGACGCTCGAGCTGAGCGAGGACGCGAAGGGCCTTCGCGTCTACGCCAGCGTCGCGCCGACCACCGTCGGCAGCGACCTGAAGATCCTCATGCAGCGCGGCGACGTGCAGGGCATGAGCTTCGGCTTCTCGATCGACGAGGGCGGCGACACCTGGGCGATCGAGGGCGACGAGACCGTCCGCACCGTCCTCAAGGTCTCGCGGCTCTATGACGTCTCGATCGTCAGCTTCCCGGCCTACCCCGCGACCGACGTCAGCGTCCGAGGCCTCGCGCTGCTCGTCGAGCGCCGCGAGCGCCTGGACCTCTTCGACTCGACGACTGGCGCCGTGCGTCGTGACGAGGTCGCGCGCATCCGCACCCGCGTCGACCGGCTCGAGCTAGAGCTGTCCCCCGACCAGCGCGCCGCGCTCGATCGCGCAAGCGAGCTCGCCAACGAGGAGGAGCCGATGCCCCCCGCGCCCGACCCGCGTACCGACCGCTCGATCGAGAGCGACGCCGACCTGCGCATGGCGATCCGCGCGCTCATCCGCGAGCCCGACCAGGACGCCGCACGCGCCGCGGTCACGGTGCGCGCCGCCGAGCTCGGCGCGCCCGGCCTCATCCCCGCCAGCTGGGCGCCGGACGGATCGCTGCGCGCCGACGCACTCACGACCGCGGAGCTGCGCGAGACGTACAACGACCTGTACACCGGCCTGGCCGCCGCGCTCGACGACGCGCTCGTCACGAACGGCGACTACTGGTGGTGCTGGGTCCAGGACTTCACGGACGACACCGTGATCTTCGTCGCCGGCGGTGACCTGTACTCGGCGCCATACACCGTCACCCCGAACGGCCCGATCTCGATCGACGTCGACGGACGCGTGAAGGTCCGGCCGGTCACGGAGTACGTCGAGACCGAGCCGACGCCGGCGGCCGTCGGCGATCCGGAGGACTCGCCGGCCGCGCGCGACATGCTCGGCCACCGCCTCCGGCTGCAGGCGATGGAACTTCAGCTCTAGCCGCCATGTGCAACAAGATGGCGTTCGCGAGCCGTAGCGAGGCACGCGCCGCCGCGCGCGACGTCAAGCGCAAGAACTCCCAGCAGGGCGGCGACCGCGGCCGAGCGGCCGGCGCGCGGCGTCTGACGCCGTACGAGTGCCAGCGCTGTGGGTCATGGCACCTGACGAGCATCCCGAAGGTGATCCAGCGGCGCCGGTTCCCGCGCCCGCACAGCACCTAACTTCCGCCCGCGACCGGCCGGTGAAGAGGCGACACACTCGCCCTGACGACAGTCTCTCCGCCGGAGCATTAGCGCATGCAGTACCGGCGGTCTGGGTCGCCTCCAGGCGCGCGCTGAGTGGCCAAGCCCCCTCCACCGAGGAGTCCGCCATGCCGCGCTACGAAAGCGCCGCGCTCCGCGAAGAGCGCGCCCAGCTGCACCAGGGCCTGAAGGCCATCTACGACACGGCGAAGTCCGAGAACCGCGACATCACCGCGGAGGAGACGCAGGAGGCCGAGCGCATCGAGAAGCGCTTCTCGGACGCGTCCAAGGAGCTGCGGCACCTCGAGCTCGTCGAGGGCTACTCGCCCGAGCAGCGCAAGCAGCCCGGCACCGAGGTCGAGCAGAACGCCGGCGCCGAGACGCGCGGGGACCCCGAGGCCGAGCGTGAGTACCGCGACGCGCTCGTGCGCTACCTGACGACCGGCGACGGCTCGGAGATCCGGGCCGCGCACTCCACGCAGATCGGGGCGAACGGCGGATTCAACGTGCCCGAGTCGTGGGCCTCCGGCATCCGCGACGTGCTCGTTGACGCCGGCGCGATCCGCGGCATCGCCGACGTGCAGGAGACCGCGACCGGCAACATCATCAACTTCCCGGTGCTCGGCACGCCGGGCAGCGCCGACCTCCGCACCGAGGGCGACGCGTCGGCGGAGTCCGAGGACCAGATCGACACGGTGCCGATCGGCGCGCGCGACATCTCCACGCTCGTCAAGGCGAGCCGGGAGTACCTCCGCGACGGCACGAACGTCGACGCGTGGATCCAGCGCCGCATCGGCCAGCGCCTGGCGGTCAAGGAGGGCTCGCTCTACGCGGTCGGCACCGGGCCGGCGAACAACCAGCCGCAGGGGATCATGGGCGTCGCGCCGACGGGCAAGACCGCCGCGTCGACGACCGCGGTCGCCTACGGCGACATGGTCGACCTGATGTTCAGCGTCAGCGCGCCGTACCGCGGCGCGCCGAACGCGGCGTGGCTCGTCGGCGACACCACCGCCGCCGCGCTGATGAAGCTGGAGGACACCGAGGGCCACCTGATCTGGATCGTCAACACCCAGGTCGGCCAGCCGGACACGTTCCTCGGCAAGCGGATCTTCACGGACCCGAACATCCCGACGATCGCGAGCGGGCACAAGTCCGTCGCGTTCGGCGACTGGGGCGAGTACCTGATCCGCGTCGCGGGCGGCGTCGAGATCCAGGTCCTGCAGGAGCTGTTCGCCGTCAACGGCATGGTCGGCTTCTTGGCGCACGAGTACGTCGACGCCAACCTGCTGAACCGCAACGCGATCAAGACGCTCGAGCACGCCTAGCCGACGGCGCGCGCGTTGCTCACGGGGCCGGCCCGCCACGAGGCGCGCCGGCCCCGTGCTGTTTCTCGGCCCGGCGCGGCCCGTAAGGGGCATGCGGGTCAAGATCATCGAGCACCCCGACTACCGCGCCGGCGACGTCGTCGACTTGCCGCCAGCGACGGCCGTCGATCTGCTCCGCGCCGGCCAGGCGACCGCCGTCGCGGCCAAGCGCGGCGACGACGCGGAGACGCGCTAGGTGCCCGATCCGCTCGAGCTGTCCGATCAGGCGCTGGTCACGCTGGACGACGCGCGCGGCTTCCTCTCGCTCGCCGACACCGACACCAACGAAGACGAGGCGCTCGTGCAGCTGATCGAGGCAGCGTCCTTGGCGATCATGTCGTGGACCACGCGGCAGTTCGCGCCCGCCACGAACGAGACGCGCACGTTCGACTACGACGGCAGCGGCTTCCTCAACCTGGCGGACAACGACCTGCGCGAAGTGACGTCGGTCACGATCGGCACCACGCACCCGCACGTCCTCGAGCCGCGCGAGTACGCGCTCCGGCCGAAGCCGGCGAAGCACGGCGTCCACACCTTCATCGAGTTCCGGCACCGCGGGCATCACCCGCACCCGCGGCCGCATCTCTACGGGCTCGACTTCGTCGGCGACCCCGTCGACGACCTCGGGACCGAGGTGACGATCACAGGCAGCTGGGGATTCGCTGCGGTGCCCCGCGACGTCAGGATGGCGACGATGATGCAGGTCGCCGCATGGCAGCGCGGCGGCCGCATGGCGTTCACGCGCGCCTACAACCCCGAGAGCGGCGCGGTCGAGGGCGAGGTCGGGCTCTCCGGCGCCGTGAAGGCGCTGCTCGGCACCTACAAGCGCCCCGTGGTCGGCTAGATGCGCCTGGACGTCAAGGTCAACGCCGCGCCCGCGACCGACGAGTTCAAGGCCGCGCGCCGTGACGCGAACCGGCGCCTCGCCGCCGGCCTGAAGGTCGCGGGCGAGCGCGTCGCGCTGCCGGCCGCGCGCCGCAACGCGCCACGGCGGTCGGGTGAGCTCGCGTCCAGCCTCGTCGTCAAGGCCTCGAGCAACCACGCGACGCTGACCACCAACCTCCGCGGCAAAAAGGGCCGCCGCGTCGGGCTGCTCAACTACGGCGGCACCGTCAAGGCGCCGATCCTCCCGCGCAAGAAGAAGGCGCTCTACTTCGGCGGCCACTTCTACGCCAGCGTGACGGCGCCACGCGTGATCAAGGGGACCCACTTCCTCAACCGCGCGATCGACGACAACCGCGCGATGATCGACCAGGCGATCGAGGCCGAGGTCATGAAGTCGTTCCAGGGATTCGGCGAATGATCCTCGACGACGACGCAGAGGGGCAGCTGCTCGCCGCGCTGAAGGCGTCCCTCGACGAGATCGAGTTCGGCGGCCGTGCTGTCGAGGTGCACATCGACGAGCCGATGTCGCTCACGCCGATGAGCGTCGTGCTGAACCTGGCCAGCATCGAACGGCGCGCCGAGACGGTCTCCGAGACCGAGCTCGGCTCGTACGACTGGACGCTCACCGTCGAAGCGCAGGTGTTCGTCGAGATCACGTCGCGCACTACAAACGCGCAGGCCACGGCGCGGCAATACGTAGAGGCGCTGATCCGCACGATCGACACGGAGACCAACCTCCGGACGCTGCTCGAGGACGACCCCGTCGTCACCAGGGCGGAACGGGTGGGGCCGACGGAGGACACACAGAAGCGCGTGTTCGAGGCATGGACCGCAGACATCGTGCTCCCGGCGCTCGTCACCTACTGAGGACCGAGGCAGAGGACCATGACGACCCAGCGCAAGACGACGACCGAAGGCAACACCGGCGCCACCGCCGACGACGCGGTCGGCCTGGTGCTCGACCTCGGCGGCGCACCCGCGACGCCGCACTGGATCGCCGGAGTGCACGGCTTCTTCACGCCGGGAGAGCCGACCGTCGTCGGCGGGCCCGGCGAGATCACGCTCGAGCAGGCGCACGAGCTCGACGCGGACGAGTCCATCCCGCTGCGGCTCGTGACCGTGCCCGCCGCCCACGTCGCGGAGCGCCGCGCGGCGGCCGCCGAGCACTGGTCCGCAGCGCGCGGCGGGATCGTCGCCGGTCGAAAGACCGCGCAAGGCCTCGAGGTCTCGCACGTGCGCGACGCAGCTCAGCACGCCCACAACACCCGAAAGGGCTAGATCCTCATGGCCAACGGCTACTTCAAGGCCGCCTACGAGAACATCCCGGGCAACGAGGCGAACACGCCGACGCTCTCGACGAAGCTGATCTACGTCCCGGTCATCACGGCGAAGCCGGACCTCGCGCCCGACCCGCTCGAGCGCGACGACGAGCTCCGCGGCAACGACGAGCCGCTGGCCGTCCTGCCCGAGAGCTACACGCCGAAGTGGGACCTCGTCGTCCGTGGCTACCCCGACACGCTCGGATTCCTGCTGAAGTCGCTGCTCGGGCCGCCCGTCTCGACGGCCGGCAACGGCACGACCGTGATGGACCCCGCCGGCATCGCGATCCCGACCGGCGCGACGCGCCACGTCTGGACGGCGCCGTTCCTGCCCGGCCTCACGCCGCAGACCTTCGAGGGAACGTTCGCCTACAAAGACCAGGCGACCTACTACCGGCTGAAGGGCTGCGCGACCGACACGCTCTCGCTCGAGACGCCGGACAAGGGCGGCATGCAGGTCAAGGCATCCGGGCCGGGCATGCATCTCGCCCGGATCACCGATCCCAGCCTGACGCCGGCGTACGAGTCGCTCGCGATCCGGCCGTTCTTCAAGTCGGGCCTCAAGCTCGCGTGGCTCACCGGCACCGCGACCGTGCAGGACTTCACCCTGTCGTGCGCTGCGCCGGTCGAGGCGTCTCGCACGCTCGGCGCCGGGTCGAAGTTCCCGGACCTGATGGAGAAGGGCGACGGCCTGATCGTCTGGTCGGGCACGGTCGCGAGCCGCCAGGTCGACGCCGACGACTACGACGCGATGCTCAACGCGACCGGTTTCGCGGCGACCGCGACGTGGACGTCGGACTCGCTCGTCGTGGGCAGCTACCCGTACAAGCTGTTCGTCGAGATGAGCAACGCCCAGCTCACGGGTGGCGACCTCGACGACCTCAGCAACAAGCGCCGCCTCGGCGCGAGCTGGAACTTCAAGGCGACGAGCGCCGGCAGCGCGAGCGTGAAGGTCACGCTCGTCAACGGCACCGCCTCGTACGCCTAGACCCACGGGGGAGCCCGGTCCGCTCAGAGCCCTGTCGGCACGCCGCCGGCGGGGCTCTTCGCGTTCCAGGGGACCTGATTTCGACGGCGCGCGGGCGCTGAAGAAACGTAAGCCCACGTCCGCAGCGCAAGGGAGTCCGCCCGTGTCACGCCACCCCTGGTCCGTCAACCCCGAGGACCTCGTCCTGCCCTCCGGAATCACCGTGAAGATCAAGCCCGTCCGGATGCAGCTGCTGACCCGGATCGGCGTCGTGTCACCCGAGCTCATGGCCGCGATCTCCGGTGAGGCCGACGACCCGCAGGCCAACTTCACGGTCATGGCCGCCGTCGCCGAGCGCGCGCTCGTCGAGCCGCGCGTGACCAGCGACCCGAAGAAGGTCAACGAGGGCAAGGGCGTCTTCAGCCTCGACCTGATCCCCGACGACGACCTCGTTGCGATCTTCTCGGCCGCGACCGGCGGGACGGAGCAGGACGAGTCGTTTCGCGACGACGGACCTGGCGATGGAGCTGGCACGGACAGCGAGGTTCTGGGGGTGTCGGCCTAGCGACCTCGTCGCCGGCACGGTCCGCGACTTCCGCCTTGACGCCCGGCTCGCCGAGCGCCTCCAGGCAGAGGAAGCCGCCCAGGAGACCGACGCCGGCGACGACACCACCGCGGCGGCGCGCGTAGCGCCGCCGCGACGACCCGCCGGCGGCGTCCTGCCGCAGGAGTGGGCCGCCCCACATCTCCCGATCTAGCGAGCCCAGCCATGCCGAACGTCAAGGTCAGCATCCTCGGAGACAACTCCGACCTCAAGCGGGCCGAGGCGGAGTCGGAAACCGTCCTGGGTCGCTTCAGCGACAAGGCGCAAGCGACCTTCGATCGGGTCAAGGTCGCGAGCGCCGCCGCCGGTGTCGCCGTCGGCGCGCTGCTGACGAAGGGCTTCGATGACGCGCTCGACATCTCGAGCGCGAACGCGAAGCTCAAGGCGCAGCTCGGGCTGAACGCCAACGAGTCGGCTCGGCTGGGCAAGGTCGCCGGGCAGCTCTACGCGAGCAACTACGGCGACTCGATGTCCGACGTCGACGACGCGATCAAGAGCGTCGTCTCGTCGATCGACGGGATGCGCGGCGCGAGCTCGAAGAGCCTCTCGTCGATCACCGGCGACGTCATCAACCTGTCGAAGACCTTCGACCAGGACTTCGGCGGCGTCACGGCGGCGGTCTCGCAGATGCTCCGCACGGGGCTCGCGAAGGACGGGCAGCAGGCGCTCGACATCTTGACGGCTGGGTTCCAGGCCGGCAACGACAAGGCCGGCGACCTGCTGGACACCGTCAACGAGTACTCGACGCAGTTCCGCAAGGTCGGCATCGACGGGCAGACCGCAATGGGTCTGATCTCGCAGGGCCTGAAGGGCGGCGCGCGCGACTCCGACCTCGTCGCCGACGCCATCAAGGAGTTCTCGATCCGAGCGGTCGACGGCTCCAAGACGACGCAGCAGGGCTTCGCAGCGATCGGCCTCTCGGCTCAGAAGATGTCCGAGCAGATCGGCAAGGGCGGCCCGGCGGCAGAGAAGGGCCTGGACACCGTCCTCGACCGGCTGCGGCAGATCCCGGATCCCGTCGCGCGGGCGCAGGCTGCCGTCCAACTGTTCGGCACCCAGTCCGAGGACCTCGGGAACGCGCTCTTCGCGCTCGACCCGTCGAAGGCATCAGACGCGATCGGGAAGGTCGGCGGCGCCGCGCAGAGGATGGGGCAGACGCTCAGCGGCACCCCAGCAGCGCAGATCCAGTCGTTCCAGCGGATGGTGCAGGGCGCGTTCGTCTCGGTGATCGGCGGCCAGGTCATCCCCCTGATGACGAAGGTCGGCAACGTCGTCGTTCCGTTCGTCACGAAGCTCGTCGGCGGCGTCAAGGGCCTCGTCACGGAGTTCCAGCAGGGGAGCACGAAGGCGACCGCGATCGTCGGCGCGCTCGGTGGCCTCGCCGCCGGCGCCGTCGCAGCGAAGTCGATCGGGCTGCTCTCGAAGGCGTTCACCGTCCTGAGGGCGTCGCTGCTGACGAACCCGCTCGTGCTCGTCGCGGGTGCGCTCGCGGCGCTCGGTGCCGCGTTCGCCGTCGCCTACCGCAACAACGACACCTTCCGCGCGAAGGTCAACGCGGCGTGGAGCTCGATCCGCGCGAGCGTCGGCCCGACGTTCCAGACCGTCAAGCAGGACATCACCACGGCGTTCAACGCGGCCGTGCGGGTCGTCGGAACCGCCGCGACGGCGATCGCCGGATGGGTCTCGCGCAACAAGCAGCAGATCGCGGCCGACTACGGCGCCGTCAAGCAGACGATCACGACGGTCTTCGGCGCGATCCGGTCGACGATCCAGACCGCCGTCCAGTTCGTCAGCCAGTGGCTCGCGAAGAACCGGACGGAGATCCAGCAGTTCGGCGCCGCCGCGAAGAACGCCTTCAGCGACGTCGAGGCGGTCGTGAAGGTCGTGTTCAACACGATCGTCATCCCGGCGTTCGAGCTGTTCTACAGCACCGCCAAGCGCGTCTTCCCCGGCGTCGTGCAGATCATCCAGGGCGCGATCGACATCGTCAACGGGATCATCAAGGTCTTCGTCGGCGTTTTCACGGGCGATTGGGGCAAGGCGTTCGACGGGCTCGGCGACATCGCCGGCGGCGCGATGAAGGTCGTCGGCGGCGAGATCCGCGCCGCGACGGCGCCGATCAGGGAGGCCGCCGCGCGCGTCGGCGGCGCCGTCAAGGACGGCATCAGCAGCGGCATCAACGGCATCAAGGGTCTCGTCACCAGCGCAATCAACGGCGCGATCGGCGCCGTCAAGTCCGCTTTCGGTGCCGCGGGTGGGCTCGCCGCGAGCATCGGGAACGCGCTCCGCCAGTGGATCAACGACCACACGCTGTTCGGCGACGACATCAACTTCGGGCCTGTGCACGCGCACATCCCCGCGCTCCGCGGCGGCGGCATCGTCCGCCGGTTCGCTGAGGGCGGCCGAGTCCCGATCCTCGCCGCCGGCGGCGAGCTCTACGTCGAGGGCGACCGCGCGATGGTCGTGCCAGGCGACCCGCGCAGCGACTCCACGCCGATCATGGCGCGCCCGGGCGCCGCCGTCATCACCGCGAGCGGCCAGGCGATGATGGCCGCCGGCGCGTCGATCGACCAGGCGCTGCTACGCCAGGCGCCGCACTTCGCCGCCGGCGGCACCGTCCGCGGGAAGGTCTCGACGTTCGGGCCGCCGCTCGAGGCCGCCGGCGAGACCGCCTACGGCAAGTCGAGCTCGCAGCCCGGCATCGCCGTCAACCCGCACATGGGCCGCACGACGTGGAACGACGCCGCTGCGCGCGCGCTCGCCGGCCTCGTCGCGGTGGTCACGATCGCCGGGCACACCGCGCGGCTGCCGGTCATCGACAAGGGCCCGTCGATCCCCGGCCGAGCGATCGACGTGACGGGCGCCGGCGCGCGCGCGCTCGGGATCGACCCCGCGCACTTCCCGACCGACTCCGTCGGCACCGCCGTGTTCGGCGGCGGCTCGTCGAAGGGCGGCAAGACCGGCGCGGCGAAGAGCACGTTCACCGGCAGCGGCGTCCCGGCGACGAAGGGCCCTGCCGCCAAGCTCCCGACCGATCCCTACGGGCAGGGCTACGACGCGGGCTCGCAGGGGACAAGCCTCGGCGGCTTCATCAGCAGCGTCATCACCGCGAGCCTGCTGCCGAAGAAGCCGGACGCATCGAACCTCGCGAAGACGAAGGTCGAGAGCACCGCGGGCGTCGCCGCGCCGGCGCACGCGCCCGCCGAGGTCAAGGCGATGCTGTCCCGCGCGTCCACGATCGCCGGCCGTCGGCTGCCCTACAAGTACGGCGGCGGCCACACATTCAGCTTGCGCGCCGACGGCTACGACTGCTCGGGGTACGTCTCGAACGTCCTCGGCCCGAAGATCCTCCGCACGCCGATGGCCGTCCGCCAGCCGCTGCAGGGCGCGCTCGTGCCCGGCAACGGGAAGTTCGTCACCGTCGGCATCCGCGGCACCAGCGCGCGGAACGCGCACACGATGATCAAGATCGGCTCCAGCTTCTGGGAGTCCGGCGGCCAGCACGGACCGGCGCGCGTGCCCGGCTGGGACGGATCGTTTGACTACTTCCACCCGCGGGGCTACCGCCGCGGCGGCCGGATCGGCGGCGTGCAGCGGTTCGCCGCCGGCGGGCGCGTGCAGAAGCTGATCAGCCAGATCTCGACCGCGAACGCCAGCCAGATGAAGAGCCTCCTCCGGCAGCTCTCGGCCGCGATCTCCCGCGACGGCGTCACGCAGACCGAGCTGTTCGCGGCGCAGCGCGCCATCAACGCCGCGATGACGCGGATCCGGCGCGGCGGCGTCGACGGCCGGCAGGAATCCCGCGACCTCCGCGGCCTGAAGGGCGGCCTCGATCTCGTCCAGGGTGAGCAGGGCCGCCGGATCGGCACGACCGTCGCGAGCGTCGACACGCTCACCAACCAGATCAGCGACGACGCCGACACGCTCACGCTCCAGCAGCAGGCCGACGGCCTCGACGCCGACAGCGTCACGGCGATGCAGCAGCAGCTCAAGCAGCAGCAGGACGCCAAGGCGGCGCTCGAGGCGAAGCGGAAGAAGCTGCAGGCGACCCTCAAGACCGCGAAGAAGACCGGCAACAAGAAGCTCGTCGCGAACACGCAGGCTGCCATCAAGTCGATTGACCGGAGCATCCTCCAGCAGAGCGCGTCGATCACCACCTCGACGGACTCGATCGCCGCGGCCGCGCCGACGCAGGCCGACTACGACAACGCCGCGATCGCGCAGGCGAGCCTCACGACCGACCTCGGCGACGACCGCGCCGCGGCCAGCGCGGCGGTCCAACACCAACAGGCCGCGTACGCCGCCGCGCTGGCCGGCGGCGACCCGCGCGCGATCGGCGACGCCGCGACGGCGCTCAAGCAGGCGAGCGACAACCTCCAGTCGATCGACGACCAGATCCAAGCGCTCGCCGACGCCGAGAAGCAGAAGGCGGTCGATTGGGCGAACGCGGACATCGCGATGGCCGGCCTGACCGACAGCCTCAACGACGACGTCGCCGCCTACCAGAAGAAGGAGAAGCTCGACGAGGACGCGCTGCTCGAGGCGCAGAAGGCGAACGACCCGCAGAAGATCGCGCAGGCCGCCAGCGACGTGAAGGCGGACCGCGACGCGATCAAGCAGCTCAACGACACGATGACGACGAACAACGAGCTGCAGCAGCAGCAGATCGACCTGCAGAAGCAGATCGCGGACAACCAGTCGAAGATCCTCGCGATCGCCGGCCAGGGCGACGCGATCCTGAACGCCGTGGTCGCCGCCGTCAGCGGCGGCATCGGCGGCAAGGTCGGCCTCGGGACCCAGACGCCGGGGTACGCCGGCGGGCTCGCCCGCTACTAAAGCGGCGTGATCGGCCACAGAATCAGCGATGCCAGGCGAAACGGTCATCCTCGACCCGACGACCGAGGACGCAGCGAACGTCCAGATCAACGTCACCGACCCGAGCGCGGGGATGTGGCTGACCGCGCACGACTACCCCGCGCCTGAGCTTGATGAGCTGTGGGCGTCGTCGGCCTCCACAGAGGGCGAGCGCCGCGCGAATCGCCGCTACAAGAACCGGACGATCACGCTCACCGTGCGGTGCCGCGAGGCGCTCGGCACGCCGACGATCGCGGCGATCGTGAGCGCGCTCGAGCAGAAGATCGGCAAGCTCGACGAGGACGGCGGCACGCTTGAGCGCACGATCCCGTCCGGCGAGACGATCGTGTTCGACATCCTCGGCGCGACGATCGCGGTGCCGTCCGACCAGGCGTTCGCGGCCGCGCGCCGCGTCGACGTCACGATGACGTTCACCGCCGCGCCGTTTGGGCGCGGCGCTGAGATCGCCGGCACCGTGATGAACGAGACGACCGCGCCCGCCGTCACGCTCGTCGCGAGCGGCCTGCCAGGGGACGTCCTCGGCAGCGCCCGCCTCGTGGTCACCGAGGGCCAGGTGCAGGGCCAGCGGTTCGTCGTGTGGGGCCAGGACAGCACTCGCGACTACCCCAGCGGCCTCCCGCAGCTGCTGTGGCAGGCCGAGGGGTGCACCACGGTCAACACGACGGTCGCCGTCGGCCCGAGCGGCGCGAGCGGCACCGGCAACAACGCGCTCAAGGACGCCAGCATCGGGCACACCAGCTCCCGCCGCGAGTTCCAGATCGCCAGCGCCTGGGTCGGCCTCTTCCGAATCCTCGCGCGCGTCCAGGTGCCAGCCACGAACACGGGCACCATCTCGATGCGGATGGTGCAGCAGGTCGGGCAGAGCCCGACCACCGCATCCGCGTGGGTCCCGATCACGCCAGCGCAGGGCGGCGTGTGGCGGCTCGCTGACTTCGGAGTGTGGAGCGTTCCACAAGCCCGGAAGGGCGTGCAGGCAGCGCTCATCCAGCCCGAGGTGATCAGCAGCACCGGCACCGCCGACACGCTCTGGTGGGACTGGGTGCTGCTCGTGCCAGTCGGCCACGGCGGCGGCCAGGCAAAGAGCTCGGCCGACGGCGTCGACCCGGTGCTGCCGCTCCCCGCAGCCGGGAACCTCGAGATCTCCTCCGACGGCGTCCTCGCGAACAACTCCGGCCAGACGACCTGGGGCGTCCCGGTCTCCTACGAAGGCGACTACCTGACGGTGCCGCCGTCTGGCCTCGAGGACCACACGATCCGCATCATCGTCAAGGCCTCCCGCGGGCTGCTGCTCGGCGACACCGGCGACACCGGCGACACCGGCACCGACGACATCTCCGCGCAGCTGTTCTACACGCCGCGGTACCTCGTGCTGCCGGCGGCGGCATGAGACAGCCACGACCCGACGACGAGCGCCTCGCGCTCTCCATCACCCACCAGGACGGGAGCGTGACCCGCTGGGGCGGCGACGAGCCCGACGCCGGCAACATCCCGAGCGGCCTGAAGTTCGGCACCACGATCCCCGGCGGGTTCAAGGACTGCTCCTGCTCGCTCGCGCGCAGGATCGACATCGACTACCCCGACCTGCAGCTGTTCGACGGCGTGCGCGTCTACGGCCCCGGCAACGAGACCGTCTGGGAAGGGCGCCAGCAGCAGTTCCCGCGTGACCACGCCGACGCGTTCTCGATCGCGATCGGCGCCGTCGGCTGGTCCGCGCACCTCGAAGACGACGCATCGTTCCGCGAGATCTACGTCGACCGCGACATCACGCAGTGGGCAGAAGCGAGCGTGCAGCGCCAGGCGACTTTGAACGCCTCACTGCTGTCATGGCAGGCCGGCACCGTGATCGCCGACAACACGGGCGGGATACCGGCGCTCCAGACGCTCGTCACCGGGGCATGGTCAGCAGTGGGCGTCCCGATCTCGGAGCCGTGGTACAGCAGCCAGGGCATCCCAATCGCCGCGCTCTACTACGCATGGAAGCGCGGGCCAAACATCGACAACACAGATGTCAACTGGGCGTGGCAGCCCTTCCTCTCCACCGACGACGCCGCGTCATCACTCGACCTCACCGGCAACCTACGCGCCGCCGGCCCCAGCAGCGGCACGCTCACAGCCACAGGGCGCCGGCTCTACGCCGCCGTCCAGATCTGTTACAACGCCAGCGGGACGCCGGTCGCCGCCGGCAACGACGGCCAGCAGTATTCGATCCTCTGGACGTGCCTCGCGGTCTACGGCACGCACGGCCTGACCAAGCGCGGCACGAACACCGCATCCGGCGCCCAGGGCTTCTACGCGAGCGACGTCATCGCCGACATCGTGCGGCGGAACGCTCCGAAGCTGACGTTCACGACCGGCGCCGCCGGCACGATCGAACCGACCACGTTCGTCATCCCGCACCTGGTGTTCAAGACGCCCGGAACCGGCGCCGACGCCGTGGCGCTCGTGAACGGCTACCACCTGTTCGACTGGGCGGTCTGGGAACGCAAGAAGTTCTACTGGCAGCGCACCGACGCCGACACCGCGACCGTCTGGGAGGCGCGGCTCTCCGACGGCGCGCAGGTGTCGCTCGAGGGCGACCAGGCGACCGACCTCTGGAACGGCGTCGTCATCACCTACACCGACCCGCTCGGGATCCAGCGCCTCGCCGGACCGCCCGGCAGCGGCTGCGACACCGAGAACGCCGCGCTCGCCGACTCGTCGGTGACGAATCCCGTCAACGTCGCGGGGCTGCGGCGCTGGGCGCCGCTGAACCTCAGCGTCGTCACCGACGCGAACGGCGCCACCCAGCTCGGCGCGGTGTGGCTCGCTGAGCACATCCTGCCGCAGAAGCGCGGCCAGATCATCCTCACCGGCCGCGCGACGTGCGTGCAGGCAGGCACACGCGGCGCGCAGCTCGGCGACCGGCCCGCGTGGGCGGTCCGCGCTGGCGACTACATCCGGCTCGCCGACCACCTGAGCGACGAGCCGCGGAAGATCATCGAGACCGCCTACGACGACGACGCGCGCACGCAGACGCTCTCGATCGGCACCACACCGTTCAAGCTCGACGCGATCCTCGAAAGGCTCTCGGTCGCGACGCAGATCATGACCGGCAGCGGCGGCGCGTAGCCGCATTCCGCGTCCGTCCGGCCCCGAAAGGGCATGGCGATCGCGGACACCGACATCGAGTACCGCCTCAGCGGCGGCGTCTCCAACACCGACCCGAACGCCAGCATCGGCGGCGCGATCAGCACCCTGAGCGGCGGGCTGATCGTCTCGGGCAACCCCGAGAACCTCTTCGACGCGACCTCCGGCGACGAAGCCGCAGCCGGCGACGTAGAGTACCGCTGCTTCTTCATCAAGAACAAGCACGCGACGCTCACGTGGATCAGCCCAAAGGTGTGGGTCAAGACCGCGAGTTCGAGCGCCGACGTCGCGTTCGCGCTCGGGCTCGCGAGCGAGGGCGTCGGCGGCACGCCGTCGGCGATCGCGAACGAGTCGACCGCGCCGAGCGGCGTGACGTTCACCACGCCGACGACCAAGGCCGGCGGCCTGTCCGTCGCCGACGTCCCCGCCGGATCGAGCGTCGGCGTCTGGGTCCGCCGCACCGTCACCGCCGGCGCGGCCGCGGCCGACGTCACAGTCACCGTCCGCGCCGAGGGCGACAGCAACCCGTAGGCCACGGTCATGGCGACGACCTACACAACGCTGTCCGATACCGATCAGCGGAAGGCGGCGCTCCTCGACCCGCTCAATGCGGCGGAGATCGCACATCTCATGGCGCGCGTCGGCCTCACGGCGGCCATGATCGTCGGCGTCCAGAGCGGGATCGACGGGGCAACGGTGCGTCTCCAGCGGGCGAAGGCGAGCATGGACCTGGCCCGGCAGATCAACGCGGGCGACATGGCCGGGATCGCCGACCCGGACCTCCCGCAAGTCCCGCCTCCGCTCAGCCCCTAAGGCGAATCGGTGGCCCTCGCGGTCCTCACCGGCACGGCCATCGTTGACGACTTCGAGGGCTACACGGATGGCACGGATCTCATCAACAACGCGGTCGGTTCCTGGTCGTCGAATGACATCCAGGGCACGAACAACACGATGCAGGACTGGTTCGGGTGCGCGGAGGCCGCCGCGGACCTGGGCATCCCAGCCACGCAGTTCCAGCAGGGCGTCTCCTACGACGCTAATCAGCGCGCGGTAGGCCGGTACGGCGTCGATCTCGGGACCGGGGATGACGTCCCTCGGATGGTCCTGATTCTGCGGCTGGCCGACCCGGGAGGCCTGAGCACCCAGTACTACTGGGCGTGGTGGCAGACGTCGGGGAGCAGCGCGCTGCTGTTCGTGCAGGCCGTCGACGCGTTGTCCGGGATCACCGATCTCGCGAGCGGCGAGACGATGTCGATCGTCCCGCAACCCGGCACGACGACCGGCAACGACGACGGTATCTCGGGCGACTGGTTCGCGTTCGAGGCGATCGACGATCGGCTCGGCGTCTTCGTCAACGACACGCAGGTCTGGTCCGCGAGCGACTCCCTGATCGCCGGCGCCGGCAGCACCTGGGGCATCGGCGTGTCGGGCCTGAACGCGGGGATCGGGGAGATCTGGTTCGGCGCCGGCGTCACGTCGGCCGCTGGCGGCGGAACCGTCCAAGCCGGCGCGGACATGCAACTGCGCGCGCGGGCTCGCGCGCTCGTTGCCCGCGAGATGCAGATCAGGGCCCGGACCAGGGCACGCGCCGCCGGCGAGGCGCAGCTGCGCGCCTCGATGCGCACCGCAATCGCCGCCGAACAGACACTCACCGCGCGCGTCCGCGTCCTCGGCGGCGCCGAGCTCCAGATCGCGACCCACATCGCCCAGGGCCTGACGGCCGTCGGCGCTGACCTGCAGCTCGCCGCGGCGCTCCGCGCGCTCGCCGGCGGCGCCGCGCAACTCGCCGCGCCCGTCCGCGAGCACGTCGGCGCCGACGCGGAGCTCGCGAGCACGATGCGCGCCGCGGCGGCGGCCGACCTCGTCGCGCTCGCGCGCACCCGCGCGCTCGCCGGCGAGGATCAGGACCTGCGTGCCGAGTCACGGGCGCTGGCCGGCGCGGACGGGCAGCTGCGCGCGCTCGGGCGCTCGCTCGCCGGCGACGACCTCCGCGTGGCGGCCGAGACGCGCGCGCTCGTCGGCGCGAGCACGGACCTGCGCGCTCGGTCGATGCAGGCGATCGGCGCCGAGCTCGACATCCGATCGATCGTCGGCATGACGATCGTGCCCGTCGGGCGTGACCTCCTCATCGCCGCGCCGACGCTCGCGCTCGCCGCGGCCGACGTCGACCTCGCCGCGCGCGTGCGCGAGCACGTCGGCGCCGATAGCGCGCTGGCCGCGCGCGTGCGTGCGCTCGCCGCGCGCGACAGCACGCTGCGAGCGCCGACGCGCGCGCCGGCCGGCGCCGACCTCACGCTCGCGGCGCGGCTCCGGCTCCGCGCTGGCAGCGATCTCGCGCTCGCCGAGCTCGTCCGCGCGCTCGCCCGCGCCGACGCCACGCTCGACGCCGATGTCAGGCGGCTCGCTGGCCGCGACCTGCAGCTGCTGATCCAGCTCGCCGGCGGCGCCGGGCCCGCGGTCGTGCGGCTGCGCGCGAGCGCCGCGCTCGCGACTCGACTCGAGGTCGCGAGCGTCGAAGCGGTCCGCCTGCGCACCGGCGAGTTGCTGCCGGTCGTGCTGGTGCTCGACGCTCAAAATGGGCCGCGCGCGGCCAGGTAAGGGACGTGAGCACCCGCGTGTTCAACCAGGGGCAGACCGTCGCCCTCACCGGCGCCTTCACGAGCGCCGCCGGCGAGCCGGTCGACCCCGACACCGTCACGGTCACCGTGGTCCGGCCTGACGGCTCGCGGATCCAGCCGGACGTCATCCGCGATGACACCGGCAGCTACCACGCCGAGATCGTCGCCGACGTCGCCGATCGCGACCAGCTCTGGCGCTGGCGCATGGACGGCGCGGGTGGCGCCGCTCAGGTCGAGTTCGGCTCGTTCAAGGTCTTGCCCGCCCCCGTCCCATCGGAGCCGACGACGCCGTGATCGACAACGACACGATCCTCTACCGCCTCGGGGAACAGGACAAGGTCCTCGAGCGCCAGGACAAGGTCCTCGAGGAGATCAGGACCCAGGCGCGCCGGACGAACGGCCGCGTGCGCCGGCTCGAGCTGTGGCGCGCCCGGATCGAGGGTGCGCGCAGCGCGATGAGCTGGGTCCAGCCGCTGACGATCGCGATCGTCTCCGGCGTCGTCGTCGCGATCATCGCCGGCATGTTCGGCCACCCGCTCTAGGGCTCCGTCTCCGCTCTAGGGCTCCGTCTCCGGCACGTCGATCGCCGCCTGCCAGAGCGCGGCCGGGGCGACGTCGCAGAGCGCGGCGTACGCCGCGACGATCTTGTCCGTGTGCGGGGACCACTGAGCGCTTCGCTCGAAGTTGCTGATCGTCGTGTGCTGCAGGTCGAGATGCGACACGACGGCGAGGTGCGATGCGACGGCGACCTGCGTGATTCCGGCGCGCTCTCGGGCTCGCCGGCAAGACGCCCCGGATCCTTGCCGCCATGAGCACGGGGCGAACCTAGGAGAGAGGTAGCTAGCTGACTCCATTGAGGATGGAATTCGCCGACGTTGCGAGGTCCGCCCGACGACGGTGCGTCTAACCCTAATGGTGTAGCTGTGCTGTGACGATGAACGCGTCCGGAGGGCGCCGGTCGGCGCAGGCACCTGAAACATGAGGGCGGAACAACGGATGAAGTGGGCCCACGGATGCACAACGTGAGTCTCAGCGAGCGCGACGCGCTGCTCGTCAACGCTGTGGTGATGCGCGCCACGATGGCGCTTGTTCCACCTAGCTCGGCCGTCTGGGGGCGGCTCGACGTCTGGAGTCGAGATCTGCTCCACGAAGTCGACGGTCAACCTCGGACGCAAGATCGCCGCCGGCCCGGCGGTCACCTTCGGCTAGTTCAGTAGCCGCGGCGGCGCGCGCTGCCGCGGCGCCGTTCTCGAGCAGGTCGTTGATGTCAGGGGCGCTGAACCACTCGTAGGGAAGCTCGAGCGCGCGCGCCGCGTCGCGGGCGTGTCGCTCGAGCATCAATCGGTCGCCGCCCGCGCTGACCCACGTCCCCTCGCTGAAGCCGGAGTTGGCGGCGAGGTCGGTGAACGTCATCCCGCGCAGCGCGAGCCCGGCTCGGAGGCGTCTGCGCGCCTCGTCCTGGCTGATTTGGAGGCCTTTGGCTGCCATGGCGGGGACCGTATCGCGCCAGACCTTGGCGACGTCTTGGTATTTCCTTGCACATCTGGGCGCCTAGGACTACATTGTTGCGCGTGCAGTCCAGAACACAGGCGCCGGGGCACGATGTAGTCGCCGCTCCGACGGCCGGAAAACGGATGAGCCGGTGGGAGGCGCTGCGCTACGCCCGCGGCGTCACCCGCGCCGAGCTCGCACGCGAGACCGGCATCAGCCGCTCAACGCTTGAGCGCCTCGAGCGGCCCGACTCACCGGGGCGCCAGCAGACCAAGACGCCGACGGCGCCCGTCGCGAGCGCGCTCGCGCGGTTCTACGGCGTCGCGGTCGAGCAGCTGCTCAACGGCGACCTCGAGCGTCTTCTGCTCGAGCTGACGGGGCCGGGAGTCGCGGCGTGATGAAGCACGTGCTGTTGACGCTCGCCGGCTTCGTGCTGCTGGCCGTCGGCATGGTCATCTCCGCGCGCGGGCCGCTCCCGTACGCGGCCGACGTCGCGCTCGCCTTCGTCCCGCTCCTCGCCGGCACGACGAGCCTGACCTGGGGCATCGTCGAACTCTGCTTCACGGCTGCGCTTGAGCCGAGTGACATCCCGCTCGGCCTGACGTTCAAACCACATCCACACGGAGATCTGATGACCACCGTCCTGCAAGATCGTCTTGCCGCCATCGCAGACCTGCCCCTCACCGCTGGCAGCCACGACGCGCCGCCCGCGGGCGAGCTGCCGTGCGGCTGCTGCGTGATGGAGAAGTACGCGTGGGTCACCGGCCAGGAATGGACCGATGACCCCGAAAACTGCTCGCCCGTCATCAGCGCTTTCCTGCGCCGCTACAACGACGGCACCGACCAGGACGGTCGCAACAAGATCGACGCGTGGGTCTTCAAGAACGCTGACCGGCTTGCCGCGACAGCGAACGATGGCCGCGACGGTGAACGCGGCTTCCAGGTCGCCGACTTCGGTATCCGCGTCGCGTTGCCGCTCTGGCTGGAGCTGGCCGGCGCGACGGAGCCGGCAGCGAAGCTCCGGGCGTTCCCTGAGATCACGGATGCGGTGTCGGTCTCGGCTGTGCGCCCGCTGATCAGGGACGCTCGGTCGAGGTTGACGGGCGACTGGTGGGCGTGGCGTAACGACCTGCGCGCGAAGGTCAAGGATGCGGTCCTGAAGGCGATGGAGAAGCGCCCCGCCGCCGCCGCCACCACCACCGCCGCCGCCACCGACGCCGCCACCGCCGCCGCCACCACCGCCGCCGCCGCCGCCACCGCCGCCGCCGCCGCCGCCGCCGCCGCCGCCGCCGCCGCCGCCGCCGCCGCCGCCGCCGCCGCCGCCGCCGCGGCCGCGCCCGCCGACGCCGCCGTGGTCGCGCCGGTGGGCGCGGCG